GCAATAAGGACAACAATTTGTTCTATGGGAGTTCCGAATAGCTCTTCATACATAATAGCATAGGCAGTACATTGTTGAAAATAACCTTGTACCCAATCCTCTTGCTTATATTTGTTAGAGGTTTTAAAATCAATAACAGACAACTTGCCATTATATTCAGCAATACAATCTACTTGACCAGCAAGTGTCAATTGTTTACTGTACATGATTGCTTCTAACAAGTGTACATTAGTGATTTGGTCAACATATGGTTTGATTAGTCTGAATAGACCTAAAGGCAACACAGCTCTTTCGCCTGGTGTTTCACCTTTCATATATTGTTCAATTAAAGTGTGTGTCGCTTTACCACGACCAGCAGCTCTACGCATTTCATAATTGGCAACATCTTCACCAATTGACTCACGCCACTTTTTAATACCATCGCCGGTATTATAGCCTAATACTGTAGTGACCGAAGGATAATTATGACCCTCAATGTCATAAAACCTAAATCCGTCAATACGCTTACCTTTAGTTTTTGGAAGTTTTGATTCATCCAGTTTTACAAATTCAAACGCCATTATATTCTCCTATTTAATCTTACTCACTATTATATACCATTCACAACTGAATGGCAAGCCTTAAATGCCTTTTTCTGCATAAAGGCTGTTTAGATAATCTCTATCTGACCTATAACTTTCGTCTAACTTTCAGCTAGTCATTGTTTTAGCTAACTCGGTAGTTTCTGTAACTCGTCTTGTCCAACCTCTACCAAAAGTATCAAAGGTACCTAGCAATTGATAGTAACCTTGTCTTGCTTCTTGGAAGTTGTCAATTGATTTCTCAATACCGTGTTCACTAACATATGCTTCTACAGCTTTCAATGTATTAGGACCAATACCACCATCTGCAACAGTACCAATCATTTTTTGTAGGTACTTCGCACTTCGGCCTGGACCAGCATTTACACCAAAATCAAAAACACATAAGTCCAAACCTCCAGGTAAATCGTCACCTTTCATTTTGTCCCAATATCCTTTTTTATAGATTGGTGCTACATCTTCAACTGTTAAGTCTTTCATATCTTTTGTGCCACCGTGTTCTTCATAAACTCGTTTAGTAACACCTAGATTCGTTTCACCACCTGGGTCTTTTGGATGATTTACATACCCACCCTCATGGTGTAAAATAGCTTTTAAGCATTTATCGTAATTTGATTGCATTTTAGTTCCTTGTTAATTTGAGTATTTTCTCAATTTGTGCCTTGATAATTGGACCTCTGTTAGGCCAATGAATGTAAGGCTCGTCTGATTTTTGTAAGTTATACAAGAAAGGTAATATAATTTTTTCTATATCAGCAAACCTTTTCTTTGTATCTTCATCTGTCACCGTTTTTGTTACCGTTTCTTTGTCGGCTACAATTTGCATAATCTCGTTCATCATTGACTTAATATCGCCAACATCTGATTTAACTTTTGAGATTTCTAATTTACTATCTTCAACTACTTTAGGGTCAACACTAGGTTTCGCCTCTGGTGTAGCTGAAACTGGCGTCATACCCCAATCATCTTGTAGGTCAAAACCTCGCATATAATCTGGTATATCTTTAGTTGCCATTTTATTTTCCTCGTTTTTGGGCAGCCTGTCGTTTTCTATGTTTCTCTACGACAGCCCTTGTTTTAATATCTTTCGTGCTTTTATTACCGTATAAGTCATGTACTTTACTTCCTTGGTGAGCGTCACCGATACGACTTAACATATCTTTCCAACCACCATCAGTTTTCATCTGACCTATACCCATTACACCACTACTAATATTTATCTTACTTACTAGTTGTTTAATGTGTTTATTCTTCTTTAGGTATTCTTCCTTTTCAGCTATAGACATCATATCTGTCCAGACTTTACCAGTTTTTTTATCTTCAAAATCGTATGTTGGCACTATAATGTTCCTTGCATATAATTCAAAATTGTGGCTATTACTCCAAAAAATACTGCAATACTAACCACGCCATAAAAATATTTCATATTAATCCTCTGTTGGAAAATATTTATTTAACATTTCTAATTGGTCATCATACTCAGCAATGAATTTTAATTCTTTTTCTAATGTTTCAACATGGTCGCTATGTTCAGCTACACCTTGAGCATTCTGTAAATGCACTTCTACATTAGCAATATGTTTGTCAATGTGACCTTGTGCGTGTGACTTTAACGCTTTAATTAAATGTGTTCTACTCATTTGTTTCCCCTTTATATCAATGCCTGTTCTTGTGCTTCTTTCACACCATCAATGTACCAGGCGGGAACGGATGACGGAGATTTCCAAGTTGCAAATCTTTGCTTCTCGTAAATATAATACTTTCTATAACTTGCAACAGAATCACCAGGCACTTTGCAATAATCTGGCATAGCAGGTGGTGGGTCTGTTGCAATAGTATTTAGTGATATATTTTTAGGCGGATACATTAATGCACCCTCTAACAATTGTACTGTCTTATGGTCTAATATATGGCCATATCTCATTTTAAATTCTGTATTCAAGGCCATCATGTGTTTGTATAACCAATGATAGTTGTAAGCACTTTGCATAACCCATACTGTACTAGGATGTCCTGTATGACAAGCTTTGTACAATGTTTTTTCCATGTTAGAATTAGGATGTTTCCATCTTTTAATCTTACGGCCTGCTTTTGTTTTATCAATATACTCTTTACCATCAATCATACGGTGAGCAGTAGATAACATCTGTGCTGATTCTACAATCATTTTAACTACATGTTTGTCACATGATAGTTGAGCCGCTTTTATAGGGTCTTTATCTAAATAAAAAATATTCATATCAATTTATCACCTTTCTAAAGTAATCCTTTCGGTCATACTTCTTACATAATATAGAAAAGACATTGTACCAATAATTCTTTGCCCAATCGGTCATAGAATCTCTACACATTTTTTCTGCGTTTTTGATACGCCTGTCTTTTAGTTCTTCACTTGGATTATCAATTGTCATGTTTACCATTATATACTACTTTCCATCGTTTGGCAAGCCTACGGTTGCTTCGATTTTTCATTCCAGTCCATTATCTGGTCTAATTTCAGTTTAATTTCATCAGGATCCAGGTCTTTTAATTCTTTGGCACCTAGTTTTCTAACAAAACCTTTATAATCTCTTTCTTTTTTTCGTAGCTTGGCACTTTTGGCCTTCTCCCTTGCCAATTCTTTGGAAAGGTTTACCTTTTTGGTATTTTGTACCTCTGCCTTTTCTTCACTTCTAGTTCGTAAAGATATATTGGCCGCTATCAATAACAATACTGCTAATGGGTCAAATACAAATATCAATACAATGATTACCCACCTTACAGCCTTGTCAAAATGGTCTTTTGCCTCGTCACCATATATTAACTCTGCAATATATTTAATTGGTCCTACTTCGGCTTCAATCTTATCTTGTTCTAATTTTAATGCACCTTTTTGGTCTGATAGTTCAGCAATCTTATCACTTGCCTCGTTAATGGCAAGCGTTAAAGCGTCCCTTTCGGGTTTCTGTTTCTCTCTTTCTTTTAAACCTCTTGTAACATATTCCATACCAATATATGTTTCAAGTGTTTTATCTAAAAGAGTTAGAGTTTTATTTGCTCTATCAATTGTTAATTGTTGTTGATTTATTTGATTATCAATTAATTCTATTTTAATATTATTAGATGATGTTGGTTGCACTTGGTCTAGGTGTGCCTTTGATAAGAAACCAAAGATACCCATAGATGTGATAAAAATTAATACTACAACAGCAAATGTAAGATATAGTTTTATTGTTTTTGGTACAAGTTTATTGCGCCAGTTATTATATAACCATGAGGCGGCTACAAGTTTACCAACTTCTAAAGCACTACCCATTGCGATAATAGGTACAACTGCACCTGCGAATAAAGTTGCCAAACCCATAATAGAATAACCAGCGGCTATTATAGATATAGAAATGGCACTTATAAAAGTTATTATAATCGTTAGCATATTAGTCCTAATTTAATTGTGGTATATCGTATTCAGTTCTTAATTTTTTGATAATACTTTTTAACTTTGGAAAGTATTTTTTATCAGCTGCATAAGCACCAAGTGTTTCAACATATAATAATGAATCTTCTATACCGTTATCTCTTAATTCTCTGTACTTTTCGTAAGCACTACCACTATTTAGTATATCCATATAATGCTGTACAGAATCACATTCGTGCATATAAACTCTTACACCCCATTTTTTAGGATTGTTACTAGGTAACATATGTGGTTCTCTTAAATCATATGTACGAATACCAAACAGATTTTTACCCTCTAGTGAAAATCTACTATTACCCCAACCACTTTCTAAAGCCGCTTGAGCCAATAATATCTCATAAATTACAGGTGTTACATCTGTTGTTGTATTGTAAATATAGTTTACACAAGCACCAACACTATTAATAAATGTTTGATTGTTTGCCCTTTCAAAATCTGGCAATTCATATGTGGTGATTGCTTCTAAAGTTTCAACAATTTCCGTTACTTCTTTTTCAAGTATTAAAGCTTGTTTATCTTCTTTTGCACCCTCAACTACAGTATAGATACCTACACCAAACAAAATGACCGTAACAACCATTAATGTTTGTAAAATTGTTTTGATTTTTTCTTTCATTACGCACCTACATTAGTTCTCATTACAATGTATTGGAAACCAGTAATAGTTTCTGCCTCATCATAATCATTAGCACCTACTTTAATGGGTGTCATTTTCTTTTGAAAGAATTGTAGACCAGGGGTTTCCTGTATCTTAAACATCTTCTTAAATAGTTTTTCTGATTGTCGTTCAGTAAGATTATCCTGAACATCTTTAGACCAATTACCTGTGTAATAAGTCATTTTGGTTTTTGTGCCTGATTCTCTAAACTTAATTAAAGTTTCTGGTACTTTCTCAATTTCTGATTTTAACCAACGGTCAATTTGTTTACTCGCCATAATATATCTCTCCTTTAGAGTTGTTTATAAATCTGCAATTTTGAATTTTCTAATAACATTCTTTGTTGGTATAACTGTTGTGTTACCACCATCACCAAGTTCGTTATTATCATCATAATTGTAGTCGCTCATCAAAACATGAACCATTCTATCTTCTTTTACCAACCAACCGGTCGATACACAAATAGCAGGTTTCATTTTTTGAATTTCTTTTAGTGATTTCCAACCAGCGTCTGATTGAATATCCTCCCAATACACCAAATAGAAATCGTATGTAAACGGTATCTCTGGAATATCGTACTTTGTTTTTTTACTAGTAGGTTTTTTAGCCATATAATCTTACGAACACTCTTTATCAGCAATCTTCGTATCTTCTAATAGTTCACATTTATATTTACTATCAGCATTCTGTCTTAATTGAGCAGCTAAACTTTCTAAAATAACAGGTAAGTTTTTTTCTAAAACATCTGTCATTTGTAAAGCAAAGCTGTGTGCTATTTTAGCCATTTCTGCTTCAAGTACGGAAGTGTCAACACCGTTACCACTTACTTTTTCTTTTATAACATGACCAATAACGGCCGTGTTATAATCATCAGCTTTTACTGAATTTGCGAAAGCCGTTAGACCAAACCACAATATCGCCAGTAAAAAAATTGTCTTCTTCATAATATATATGTCCTTTTGTTATCGTTTATAGGTATATAATACACTATAATGTCAGCAAAGGCAAGCGCTTTTTTCACTTTTTTTACGCTTTTTTGTAGTATTTTATGTCTTTTTTTAGTGGTTTTATAGTATATTATGCTAAATTAAGGGGGTGCGTCATAGTTGACCACCCCCTAAACTGTTGATTCGCTATTGAGATAGCGCTCCAGATGTAGAACCTCGAGTCGGTCCTTCTGGTGTTTTATATTCGTCATTCCAACCAAAAGCTTCTTTTACTACTGCTTGGGATAGACCTTTATAATGTTTATGTAGTTCTTTATCTTTCATTGCGATTGCAATACTAGCTTCACCTTTTGATAAAGCTTCTAATATCTGTAAGAACATAGTTTCTTTTCTGGTTTTTGATGTTGCTACATCAGCACCAACCACAAAATGCCAGAATTTCTTTGATTCATTTTCTAATAATGAATGTTCAGTACCATCTGGTGCCTCGTTTGCTATAAACGGTGGTGTACCCTCTGGTAAATCCCATTTAATATTAGGGTCAAATGAACCTTTGATAATTCTTCTTAAACCTGGTGTGTCGTATTGTTTCAATACTTCAATCTTTTTAGGTTTATCTTTTGCGTTGTTTACTTTAGTCAAAATTTCGTGCATTAGTAACTTACCACTACCACTCGTAGCGGACATAGTTGTCATTGCAGCTCTTGACATCAAGTTTGGGTTTTGTGTTGCCATATTATTTCTCCATGTTAAAAGTCACCAATGTTTTCCATTAAAGACTTCAATTTATTTTCAATAAAGTAAGTTAATAACTTGCTACGGTCATTTACTTTGTAACTTCGATAACTATTTATAATAGCATCCTCGTAGACCTGTGGTATCTGGTTTAGGTCTATTAGTTTCTTGTTCTCATTATATCTTGCACTTAACTGCTCGTCCAAGTTATCTGTAACTGAGCATTCTTCTAACCTTTTTTTGGTCATTGGTTTTTGTTTAATTCCAGTTACAAAGCTATCATTTGGTGATAGTATATTTGGTATACCATCTGACCTATCACCTTTTAAAATCTGTTCTAATAGAAATTCTTTTGGGTCTATTTTGATACCGTCTTCATCAAAACCAATAAATTTTTTCTGGATGGGAGCATACTGTTCTACATTTTTATAGAATTGTAATTGAATAAAGTCTTTGTCACCAGATACAATCATAATCTTTTCATCTTGGTGGTAATACTTTGTTAGTATGGCGATTATATCATCAGCCTCACACTTCTCCTCGTACATCATAATATAAGGGAAGTTTTCTTTTAATTCGTTTTTAATATTAGTAAGTATATCAAAGATATTATCCCAATCAAAGCTTGATTCAGTTCTATCTTTTTTTCTTTTATACTTGTAATGTGGGAATATATCTCTACGCCATGTATTGCCAGCGTCTGAACAAAGTACCATATTACCGTACTTTTGTTTAAATTTTACATTGAAGCCACGCAATGAGTTCATCACCATGTGTCTTATCATTTCTTCGTTTGGTTTTACATCACCTTGACCTCTGGTCTGCACCATAAGATTTGAAATTAAAACCTGGTTTAAATCTACTAATATCATTTTATAAAGTTCCTATCGTAAAACCAGTTTCGATAAATCTTATCTGTAAATAGTTGTAAGACCTCGTGGTATGGTATGTTATCTGTTAATATCAATTTCTCTACTTCTTCATATTCATAACTATCGACTTTTCTGGATACTTTATGTGTCTTTGCTGTTTCAAATATTGCTCTTATGTTTCTTAAATGATTACTCATCACCAATATCAAACACTTTAATAATTATAAACATTACAATAACACTCACAATAATACCCATAAATAGTAAACCTAATCCTGAAGCTATAGTCATAATAAACGGAGGCGACCCGAAGGCCGCCTCTGAATTAAAGTTACGCTGAGTAACCTTGGTTACCGAATAAAGCAGTCTGTCCAGCTGCGATAACAGCTTTTGACGGAGCACCTACTCTGTATGAAACACCAGATGATGTTCTATTTTCATAAATCATCATACCTTCATTTCTAAGTTTACCAACCATTGAAGCTGGTGACCTTAGGTCAAATGTAGTTCTTAGAGATTTCCAAGTTACTGCATTTCCTTTTGAAAAAAGATTTCTCACTTTTTCAGTTTTTGATAGTTTAGTTCTAGCCATGTGACTATTCTCCTTTTTTGTGTTAAATAAAAATTTAAACATAATTGTTCAAATCCTCTCTTTCTGTCAATTTTACAACCTGACATGGCGATTCCAGAACGGAATTCTGTTTAGTTATCATTGTCGCCTGGGTCAAAATCTGGAATAAAGTCAACACCTGTTAACTCATCTTTGACCTCCTCTGATAACGGTTCTTTTGTTCTATCGGCTTTAGGCCTAAAATCTATATCTTTAATCTTTGCATAATCTATTCTTGCTCTTGTATTACCAGCGTTGTCATGTATTAACTCAACTGTATTATCGGCAATCTTATGCACTATATGATTTAAACCAAAATCTCGTTTTATTGTAGCTCTCAATACATCAACTAGATATGAGAAATCTCTTGTAAAGGTTTCTGTATTAGTTTTCATAGCAAGGTCAACAAAGTTGTGTAATAGTTTCATAGCAATATCATCTACAGCAGACTCAACAAACTTAACGGTCTGTTCTTTTTCAATTTTCTTTTGAAATTTGGTATTTTTAACACCTGTGTTTGCTTTGTTCTTAATCCTATCTGTCGGAAAAAGAATGACCTTACCATCATCTGACACTATATCTTTTCGCCTTTGAAATTAGTTAAACCTTTATCGGCCATAAATTCTACTAATTGATTATAACCACCAACAAGTACATCATCAATCATAATTTGAGGCATAGTTCTCACTTGTTTACCGACTGCTTCGTACAATTCTTCTGGTGATTTAAAATCTTTACCAAACATCTTTTCTTCGTAACTCAAATCAAGGCCTTTCAATAAGGCCTTTGACTTATCACAATAGATACAATTTGGTTTACTGTATATTGTTATTTTCATTTCCATTATCTTTCATTAACTTTTCATAAGATAAGTTCGCTTTCTCTTTCAAGTTATAAGCGTCAACAGCTTGTGCAACTGTGAAGTTGTACATTTTGTTATACTCACCTAACGGCAATCTCAAACCAATCCATACTCTATAGTAACCATTCTTTGTAAGAGTTACATCTTGTTTAAAGATTTCATAACCTCTAACAGGTGTATTCTTAATACTGTTTACTAGAACAGATTCAACTTCACTTACTATTGTTTTAGTTTCTGTCTTACCTAATTCAGTAATAAATTGTTTTGATTGCTTATTCATTTCACCAGCAATAATATCAGCAAGTTCAGCTTTCGCCATCATCTTACCTTTTTCTATTGCTAATTGTAAATCTGGAGATACAGCCGTTGCAACACCAAAGATACACATTTTATCTTTGTCTTTGCCTAACCAAGGCGTATCACACGCTTTTGATTCGGAGTAATCTGCCATGTACCATTTTGGTACAGAGTTCATTACTTTTCCACTCTCCGATTTGATTTTATATGTATTGCTACAAGCCGTCATCATAAGACCTACTGCTCCAATAGCAACCATTTTACTTATATTTTTCATATTTTCTCACTCTCCATTACATTATATACTAACTCTTGTAAGAAGGCAAGCGTGGATTGAACATATCCCAAAGCGTCCTCACTTGAAACATCATATAATATAACTAACACAAGAGCTACAATAATTAGATTTCTAATCATTACTTAACCTCCCATTTGCCAGTTGTTGTTAAACATACCTCACCAAATGATTTTAAGGCATGTTCTGGTCGACTATAATATCGACAATATTCTGGAGTATTAACACCTGCATAGTAAAATTGAGCAAACATTTCCCAATAACTTGGTCCGTCATGTTGTCTTTTACCATCAGCACACTCCAAAATTTCTTCTTTAACTATCTCGTCACCGACTTGTTTGATAGTTACTTTAATAAAACAAAACTGTCCATTTACTTCTTTAGGGTCAATGGGTATAATTCTATGATAATCTTTTGCTACTGCAATACCAGATATAATTAAGAACAAAATGAGAACAAATGTCCATGTCAAATATTTTTTCATATTATACCTAGGGTCAAACATAATTTTTTTCTAACTCTTTTATAGATTGTTCAGTATTATATACTTCTTCCTCTAAAATGGCAAGCCTCTTTTGATTTGTTTCAAATTCCATTTGTTCTTTTTTTGTTCTCACTTCTTGTTTAAGAAGATTAACCTTTTCCTGATAATAAGACATCTTTTTCTATCCATCTCCCATCCGGCATTTGACATGCTGTACCAAATACCACTTCTCTATTAATACCACCAATACCTATCAAAGGCCATTGATTTGTTATATCAATAGTAGCGTCATAATCTTTACACTTAATTGGTCCCTCTGTATAAGACCTAGTTACTTTTATAATACCACTATTACCTGTTTTGCCATTGTACCAATTTGTATAACTTTGACCTGACGGTCCGTTATTTAAATGGTCTACAAAGACAGCATTGTGTACATCATAATCTGAATTGTACATAATTTCTGCACCTGCAAATGTACCAATTACGGCACATGTAGCTATTGCATATGGATTATCAACACCCATACTTACACAACCTGCTGTGGTCGTTGTCGCACCTAACACGGCACCAGTTTGTGACCTATTCATACTACTACAATTAGTTAGTAGAAGTAAGGATAGTCCTGATAATACTAAAGACTGGATTAAATTTCTTTTTTTCATTATTTGTAGAACCTGTCGTGCAAGAGCTTATCATGGTCGATACCAGAATAGTCATAATTACCATCTGACTTATCTTTCCATAACTCTTGTGTTTCTTCACCTGTTTCATAATCTTTATATAACTTCCATGACTTTTTACCGTCATAGTAGTAACCAACTAATTCTTTATTTTTCTTCCTTGCCATAATCTGATTTATCGTTTGCAATTAACAAACAATCTGCTTGAATAGTATCAATTAAATTCTGTACTCTAAAATCTCTATCAGGCGACTTAGGATACTGATACTTTGTAATCCTAAGGTCGTCTGACATCTTCTTTAATGAATCTATCTTATCGCAAAAATCACTAATCTTGTGTAACATTATCTTTTACCTTATTCCACAAGTCTTGCAACTTTAACTTTGTATTCTCGGTCTGGTCTTTTGCGTCTGCAAAACTAGACTTTTGAAATTCTACCGTTTTGACCCACTCTGTTTTAAACCATTCTGTTACTGGATTTGCCTTAGCAATACCTGTGATTAACATGAATGCTAAACAAGCTATTGTCATTACGATAAACTCTTTTAGTTTACTCATACTTTTCTCCCTGCTGTTTTAAGGTCTTCTTTACTGACCACCATGTAAGGACCTTTGTTATATGCTGGAACAATTGAGTATTGTTTAGATACTGCAATTCTTTCCATTTGTGTTTTATGGTCGATTGTACCACCGTTACCCATGTTCTTACTATTTGATAAACTAGGATATTCAGGTGTTTCTCTAACATGAGGTACACTCTGTAATGGTACGAATGTTGTTTTTACTTTTGGCGATTGACCAAATCTATACTTAATATACTCATCAAGTGTCATTAGCATAGAATGTAAACCTTTTTGTTTCATAAATTTATTATGTACTCTAAGCTCTTCTTTAAACTTTGATATTTGATTAGAAGATAAATTCTTCATCTTCTTTTTAGTTCTTTGTAAAGAACCACTTGATTGATTAGTATAGATTATTGCCATTATTTAATGCTCTTTCTTTGTCCTACAATATTGTTTACAAATACTCTGATTAATCTGGAAACATCAACAGACTCTTTTTTTAATGTCTTTGGATTTGTAAAAATTACTTTACTTTCATTCACTTTTAATTGTACACCAATCTCATCTGAAATATGATCCCAATTTGAAGACACCACAACAGCGTCATCTGTGTTTTTTCGCCAATCGTGTGAAGAATAGTCTGATAATGCCATTATACCATAGCCTCTACTTTTTCTTCCAATGTTTGTGATTTCTCATCTGATATAGAGTAATCTCTAACATCTGTAATTTCATTTTCAATCTTATGTTCTTCAAAAGATTTACCAAATACACTTCTATAAAAGTGGTCTCTTGGATTTGGAGACTCATATGCTATCAACAATCTATTGAAGTTGATATCTACACCGTCATAAACTTCAGGTGATTTGAATTTAAGGTCGCCGTGTTCTTTTAACATTGCGATTCTGTTAGTAAATATATCGTTCTCTTTTTCGTCTAGTGTTTTCTTCTTAGACAAAGAAATATCTTTCTGTTTTGCTTGTTCGAATTCAGCGTAAATCATTTCTTTGTTGTATCTAAATGTTGTTGTCATAAGTCCTTTTCTGTTTGTGTGTTAATAATGTCTTAATAGTATCATAAATTGCCAAAAATGGCAAGCCCCAATAAAAAGCGTGATTTCCAACGCTTTTTGGGAAAAATGAAGCGCCAGGACGCACCAGGATTGGCGAATCGTAGCTGTCGAAGGTGTTTGTATAGCCCATATATTCGACTTTATCCAAAGTCTTCCACTCCGCCGTCCTGGCCAATATCGTCCGGAACAGCCATATTCTCTTGTTTTTTACTCTCTTCCTCTGCCCATTTGTCAAATTCATCAACTTTCTTTTGATTATCTGCTCTTAGGGTTGAGATTGTTGCAATAGCACCGTCCATGTCACCATCAGCAATTTGGTCTAGTGTCTTATTACAAGCTTCAATTACAATTGTTTCGTCAATCATTATATACTCCTTGCATAATCGTATGCTGTTTCTTCGGCGTTATCTTCATCTGATACAAACTCTTGTGATTGTAGGTAATCGCCTTTATCTTCTCTATCATCAAAATAAACTTCATAAAGATTGTCACCATTAGCGCCGTCTTCAAGTTTTCTCCAATAACCAATCTTGTTATTGTCAACATCAAATATATCTTTATCAGCTTCTGAGCCTCTGAATTCATTAATAGTAATCATTTTTGATCCTCTGAATTCATTAATAGTACAATGTAGTGTACAGCTTTTAAAAGGTCTTTTCTATTACGACCATCTTTTTTACCAAACCTACACAAATATTTGATTGCGTTGGCTTGACAGAAATCTTTGTCAATTCCTACACTTCTTAATAAGTCTTGTACTTGTGTACCTTTACTTACTTGAGCATAGTGTTGACCATAAGTACCTTTAATATAAGTACCTATTTCTTGTAGTATTTTATCTTCATTATATTTCATAATTAATCATTCATCCAATCTGTATCTTCTTCGTTATTATTTTTTTCTAATACTTTATCTATCTGTGAGAAGTAACACCAGTTAGAACCAAATGTAACTGCACCGGTATAGTTTAGTGTAGTATCATATGTTTTAGCATTTAAACTTGTTGGTAACTCAGCAGCTATATCTGTAGGTTCGGTTGCAATACCGATATTAGTTATAACTCCTTCTCTACCTTTCATATCTTCTATTTTATCGCCTATGTTTATTATCATTAGTGTATCTCCTTAAATAAGTGTTCTTTATCATAGTTAAGACCTAGGTTATAACAAATAAAACCAGCGTCTTCTTCATTCTCTAAATTCTCACTCTGTAAAATCCATTTGATTGCCTGTTTTCTATCAACAG